TGATGGCAGTATTCCCCAAGTCACCTTGCGAGTATTTCAAGACGTAAATCGTAGGATGGAAAATATAATAAATGCAACAGAGGGGGCACTTGGTGCAGATATAAAGCTTATAAGAGTTAATGAGAAATTTTTGGATACTCCTGTCTCTGCACTTGAAACTGATTATGAGAATCTTGCTTCTGAATCTGATTCTGAATGGGTGACATTTACTTTAGGACTTCCAAATCCGTTGACTCAGCGTTATCCATTGAGAAATTATAGTAGTAGTATATGCCCTTGGGCGACACCCACGCTTTTCAAAGGCCCTGAATGTCAATATGCTGGTACAGATACAAGTTGTACGGGTACTTATGAAGATTGTTATACAAAAGGCAATGCAGAGTTTTGGGGTGGCGAGCTTGGACTTGATGCGAATGTGGTGCAAGTATAATGATAAGTGATAAAATAAATGAGGCGATTCAATCAATGCTTAATAAACCGTATGGAGTAGGTTTACAAGGTCAAAGCAAAAAATTTATCTGTTGGAAATTCTGTCGTGAAATCTATTCTCTTCTTGGACTACAACTCCCACACGGGCACTCCCAGAAAGAGCTTGTCAGGATATCTAAACCGGTAGTACCTTGTATCGTTTTATTTTGTATGGGAAATAGATGGCACAGTGGTGTAGTTTGGCCAGATGGTTTACACTTTATTCATGCGAGTACAAAAAACATTTTTGACCCGAATGAAATAGATTATATTGCACGTAAAGATAGATTGACTGGTTGGCCTAATCGACTTTTTATTGAAGGTTATTATGCAGCATAAAAGTATATTAGTTTATGTAGCTCATCACCCAATTGAGAAAGGTAATTTGACAGTTATTGAAGTGCCTTACCATCAACAAAGTCTTATTCAATTGAAAGAGCAATTTGTACCTGGAAGGGAAGTGCTTGTAGGTCTTGATAAAGAACAGATTGAACTTGATGCGAGACGTATATTACCTGGGAGTGAGGTTCTTTTCGTTCCTATTGTGGCTGACCCTGTAACAATGGCATGGGTTTGGGAAGCTGCTATATGGGTGGCATGGAATATGGCAGTGGCTTATGGACTTTCTTACTTAGGTGGCTTACTTTTTAATCAAAGTATAAAACAGCCGGATAGGGAAGGTGAGAGACAAAGTTTCGGATGGAATCCGCATACGACACAACGAGAAGGCATTCCGCATCCAATGTGTTTTGGTACAAATATGCATCATGGCAATGTCGTTGCTCGCTGGACTGATGTTGATGTGAGTGGTGATGAATTACTCTATATGATTATCGACTACGGGAGAGGGCCGATCGAAGGCAAGGGTGCGAATATAATTTATCTCAATGGACAGCCTTCAGAAAATTATTTTGGGGTTACTATACAAGAGCGATTAGGCACTTTGAATCAAACTGTGATGACTGGATTTGAAAAGAATAAACTTGAATACGGTCTCGGATGGTTAATTTCACACGATGATGGCCCAAGGACATTCACCACACCAAATAATTTCTTTGATGATATAGAATATACATTAGAATTTCCACGTGGTATTTATCATTATCATAAAAGCGGTGACCGTAGTGCAACAAGTGTTAATGTGAAAATAGAAATTTCTGAGCGTGATTCAGATATATGGACTACAGCTTTTGATGGTGCTATTACAGGGAATTCTTTGAAACCAATTTATAAAGCATATAGCGTGCAAAGGCAGGGGTTTACTTGCACTCACGGTAAACAGTATGATTTGAAAATAACGAGGGTATCTGGTGATGTAGAACATGAGAGGCACCAAGATACGTTATATTTGCGTCGTGTACGTGAAGTTGTTGATGTAGCATTTAGAAGGCCAGGTAAGGCGTTAATTGGGATTACAGCTTTAGCTACTGGTACATTAAGTGGCAATATAGATGTCAAATGGGTTTCAAATGGTAAGCTTGTTCCTGTTTATAATGGTTCCTCTTGGTCAGTAGAATTTACTCGTAACAGAGCTTTTGTTGACCTTGCGATAGCAACGCAACCAGTTATTAGTGGTGATGGCGGAATCAATCCCTGGGTGATTGAGAGATACGAAGGAATGAATCCAAATAGAATTGATTTGGCTTTTATTTACGAGTGGGCTGTGTGGTGTGCAGATGATGTGTCTGATGGTAACGGTGGTACAGAAGATAGAATGACTTGTGATACTATCGTAGATTACCAAACCGATGTCTGGAGTTTATTCTATGAGATTGCACAAATTGGCAGAATGTATCCCTACTGGCAGGGTAATGTATTGACCGGCTGGGTTGATAAAGCTGTTGATGATGTAATTGACTTAGTCACTTTTGATAATACGATGGTTAGAACTTGGAAAAATGCTTATGCAGGTTCAGGAGAGATGGCTGGTGGAGCGGAAATTTTCTATCAAGATTCTTTGCAGGGTTATGAAAGAAAATCTCTCCCAGTTGCTAATGAAAATGCAGGTATATATACTCGTAAAGTGTCAATTGAGGGAATTGGAGTTAAAAGTCATGCTCTTGCGACCAGAATAGGTAATCATGTTTTGAATCGCAATAGATTGATAACAAATGTCAACTCATCCAGAATGGGCAAAGATGCTCTGCGATATAAACTTGGTGACGTTGTGCATCTTTCAAATAATATACCAAACTGGGGAATATCGTTTCGAGTAATTCGAAGCATATCAAATAATTCAGTTGAATTAGACCATTATCCTAACGTATCGGCAGGCGAAATTCTTTATATTCGGAGTTATGATGAGATAAATAAAGTAGTAAGTATAGATAGTTATACAGTTGAATCTGTTGCTGGTAATGTAGTCACGATTGTAGAGACTTGGGAGATAACCCCTGCTAAAAATAATATTGTTGCAATAGGAGTGAATGGAAGCATTAAAACAAGACGTATTATAAAAATACGTCATACTGTTAATAATTATTTTGATGTCGAGTTTGAAACTTACAATACAGAACTTTTTGATTCTGATAGTTTTGAGCCTGTTTATCCAAATCCAGATTATATTTGGGCACAGCCTGCGGCTAATTTGAGCGAGCCATTGACTCGTTGGGAAGCTATTGACTTAATCAATCAAATGAATCGCCCCGCTCCCGACATTGACATTCCTTGGATAAGCAATTGCACTTGGACGGGCGATGATATTGATACAGTTAGCTGGGAACCAACTGATGCCGATGAGACTATTACATTCAGATATAAAGGAATAACTTATGAAATAGATGCAGGCGACTTCAGCACCACAGATGAATTTATTTATTGGTCACCTGCTGCTACAGATAGATTTTTGCATACTAACGTTGCTGCAACAGCATTAGCAGCAGGGATGTGGTTGATGTGTACTAATGAAGATGGTATTACTCACGCAGCCGCCCCATTTCAAATAGTACACGCAGGTGTATTGCAAGCGGGAACAATTACAGCCTCGCTTGGGCAGATAGCAGATTTGGCAGTAAGCACTCTAAAAATACAAGACAATGCAGTAACATTTCCAGTATCGGCTTATACAGCGGCAGGTTGGGTAGATGGTGATGTGCAGGAAGTATCTATTACAACTACTGGGGCACCACTTATTATTATAGCATCTTGTAGAGTTAAATGTCCAGGCACTGCAGAGGTTCTGTTTAAGGATTATTATCTGAAATTGTTTAGAGATGTTACTGAGATTTATACTTCTGGAGTGCTTAAGCTTTTTGTGTGGGGTGAGGGTATATGGGGATATACATTGACTACAATATCTTTTAGAGAGACACCCGGTGCAGGGACATATACTTACAAATTGAACTTATCGGGAGCGGATATGACAGGTGCTCAACGCTTCTTATTTGTCATGGAGACGAAAAAATAATGAAATATATCATTTATAGCAAAACAGGCGAAATACTTAGGGTAGTTGAATGCCATCCGACTCTTGCAGATAAGCAGGTAAAGAAAGACACATTTATAATGGAAGGAAATGCTAATGATGCCACTCAAAAGGTTGAATTTGATGGTTTCGATGTTGAGGGTCAGCCTGTTAATCCAAGAGTAGTCGACAAAACACTCGAAGAAATCGAAGCAGATAACCCACTAATTCCTGAAATACCTAAAAGTCAAATGCAAATATATATTACCAACGAGCAATGGTGGGATATTCAGGACAGGCTTAGTAATTTAGAGCAGCAATTGAAAGGAAAATAAATGAACAACGAGGTTTGCAAGCAACACAGCGGGATAATACAAAAACTGGATGACTGTGCAAAAGATACAGTTAAACAATGGGCTGAGATTGATAAAATAAAGAATAGGCCGCCTGTTTGGTGTACTATTTTATTGATGGCAATGAGTGGTCTGATGGGTTCAATATTAACCTATGCGGCACTTATTGATAAACTAATACAAGTCGCAAAGGCGACACCTTAAGAAAGGAGCAAAAAATGAAAAGAGTATTTATTATTTGTTTTTGTTTGTTTGTATTGACCGGTTGTTATAGAGCACCGATGACACCTGAAAATCCTTTTGGATTTGCCGACCCGAATCAAGCTAAGTTGTTTTTTGATGCCGGTGTCAAGACAGGCCAAGCGATGCAAAATGTCGGGACAGTCACAGGGAATTCAGTCCTGATTGGTTATAGTGCTGGGCTTGTATTGATTAGTGGGTATTTAACAATATTACTTTAATTAAAAGGAGTAAAAAAATGAAGAAACAAATTGTAATGTTTTGTATTGCATCGTTATTGTTAATTGCAATCAGTAGTTGTGCTATGGAGCAA